ATCTAAAGGTAAGAAAAGGTATTTGCCTGACAAAGCATGGGATGCTTTAAGTGCCAGTGAGAAAGCTGCTACTAACAAAGCAAAAGCAACAGGTAATAAAAAAGGCAAACAGTTTGTAGCACAGCCTAAAAAAGTAGCAGAAAAAGTTAAAAAGTTTAGAGCAGCAGAGGGTGGCATGGCAAAAGGTAAAAAGATGACTTGTCCAAAGTGTAAAGGAGCAGGATGCTCACACTGTGGCGGTAAAGGATTCCATACAGGAATGAACAAAGGTGGTGCAACGGTAGGTAAGAATCCTAACAAAGGTGTTGCAGCACTACGTAAAGTAGCTCCAGATGCAGTTAAAGCTATGGGGTATAAGCATGGTGGACTTACAAGGTCTACTGGTAAACTAGATACTGGCATTAAAGGGTGTGAATAAAATGGCTTCGTATAAAGATTATAAATCTGTTTCTGCTGCTCAAAAAGCAGGATCACTATATTTCATAGGTAAAGACGGTAAAAAGAAACTTGCTGTTACCAAAGAGCAATTAGATGCTTGGAAGAAAAGAAACAAGGGTAAGTACAAAGGTTCAGCACTTACTGCTTGGGCTAATGCCAAGGGCAAAGATGTTGGTGGTTCTAGTGCTCGTGATTCTTCTCCTAAGCCTAAGCTACGTCCAGGCTCAGAGTCTGCAGGCCCAATGATGGGTGTAATGACTAAAGCTGAAAAAGATGAAGTTGACGCAGCTAACAAAAGAAATCAAGAAGTCCGAGAAGAAAAAGCTGGCACAAATAAACGTACATCTGCAGGTCAAAAGTTTAATGCTTGGTACGAAGAAAACGGTAGCAAGTACAAAACTATGAAGTCTGCAATGGAAGCTTACCAGAGTTCTCTGAAGTCTGGAAACTCTAAAGGTGGTATGACTAAGAAAAAGAAATCAGGCTACATGGGTGGTGGAATGACTAAGAAGAAGTCAGGCTACACAAAAGGTGGTATGGTTGATATGAGAACAACAGGTTTGTTTAGATGAAACTAGAAGATGACAAGGTTGTAGATCATATTGGTACTGTCCTTGCCGAAAAGATTCGTGGTGAGTGGCATACTAAAGATCCTGCTGTCTTAGACTTTATAAACAATCAGGGTACAGAAACAGTCAGAGTACGTGCTAGAAACGAGAAGGGTCAACTAGTTGGAGATGATCCTTCTACACCTGACGTTAATGAAGCTTGGATAGTTAAAACAATCAAGAAGGTCACTAAGAAGAAATGACTCAGTACTCAATAGGTAAACCTGCTCGTAGAAAATCTGTTTGGGGTCATAACACTGGCACCACAACAGAGGATGTATACACTTGCCCTGCTAACTGCATAGCAGAAGTTACCTATATTATTGTGAATAACTCTGGTGGTAGCACAAATTCAATAAGCGTTAAGTGGTATGATTCTTCAGAAACTTACGCTTCTGGTTTTGTTGAGGGCAAAAGTTTAAATGCTGGTGACTTCCTAGAGTTTAACAATATTGACTTAGTGTTAGAACCAGGTGACAAGATTCAATTAACACCAACATCAGCAGGGCATATTGATTCTATTGTTACTATAACAGAGACCTTTGTCCCAGTCGGGTAGCGGGGTTGCATTTTTTATAGTAGTGTGGTATAACTAATAACATATAACTAATCTCCATAAGGTCATAAGACCTGACTTAACAATATGGAGATACTACTATGAAAAAATTCTTTGAAAGATTAATTGAAGCAAGACAAGCTCAAGCGAATGCTCGTATTGCTGAGATGCACCTCTGGAGAATGTCAGACAGAGAACTTAACGATCTAGGTATTGGTCGTGCAGACATTAAAAGAATAGTTCGTGGCGACACACTATAAACACAACACACACAAGGAAAGACACACACATGGAAAAATATACCTCTAATCCGTATCAAATACGTACAGACCTTTTGGCTATGTCAAAAGAGATGTTAGACAAAACATATGACACACAGCTTCAACTAGCATACGCAGCTATGGAGCAGTACAAAGACAATGCTGAACTAGCTTTAGAAGCTTGGAAGAAGTACATCCCTACGATGTACACACCTGAAGAAGTTAAGAAGCAAGCAGAAACATTATACGAGTTTGTAGTCAATAAAAAATAAAGTCTAATTAGTCTTTGGGAGGAGGCGAATGGACCCTGTTACAATAATTTCAGGTGCGACAGTCGCCTTCAATGCCCTTAAAAAAGGATTTGCTGTAGGTAAAGATCTACAAGACATGGGTAGCCAACTAACTAAGTGGGCAGGTCACATGTCTGATTTAGGTCAAGCTGAAAAGCAAGTTAAGAACCCTCCTTGGTGGAAATCACTGAGTGGCTCTGTAGAGGCCGAAAGTTTGGAAGTTTTCGCTGCGAAGCGTAAAGCAGAGGCCATGAGAAAAGAATTGAAGGATTATATATCTTTCACGATGGGACCATCAGCTTGGGATGAGCTAGTAGCAATCGAGGCTAAGATTCGTAAGCAAAAGAAAGAACAAGAGTATCGTAAAGCAGAACTACAAGAAGCAATAATTACTTGGACTGTAACTAGTTTGTTGTTGTTAATAGGGTTTGGTGCTTTTGGATTTATATTATATATGGTGACATAATGGCTAGAAACTTAACAGAAAAACAACAGAAGTTCCTTGATGTCCTCTTTGACGAGGCTAAAGGAGACCCTGTAGCAGCTAAGAAACTAGCAGGATATGCTGAAGGTGTTTCCACCTCAGGTATTGTTAATGCCTTGACAGATGAGATTGCAGACCTTACAAAGAAGTTCATAGCACAATCGTCTACTAAGGCTGCGTATACTATGTTCTCTGTTATGGCTGATCCCACAGATCTAGGTGTAAAAGAAAAGATGTTAGCAGCTAAAGACATCCTAGATCGTGCAGGATTTACTAAAACAGATAAAGTAGAAGTGAAAGCTGCAGAGCCGCTATTCATTCTACCAGCTAAAGAACAAGATGAGTAAAAGAGCAACAGAAGCTTCACACCCAACTAAAGTAGACTGGCAGATACCATTGCAAGGAGAGAACGGAGAGTGGTATCCTGTTATTAGAGTAGGAAGACACGTACCATTTGGTTACAAACAGGATGAAGAAGACGAAATGCTTTTGATTCCTATCCCCGAAGAACTAGAACTTTTAGAAAAAGCAAAGAAGTTTCTTCAGGACTATAGTGTTAGGCAAGTAGCTCGTTGGTTGTCTGATCAGTCTGGAAGAGAAATCTCACATGTAGGGTTATACAAACGTGTCAGAATGGAAGAAAAAAGGCGTAGAGCGTCCAGCAACTACCGCCAGTATGCCAAAAAGTATAAAGAAGCGGCAAGGAAGAGCCAGAAGATCGAAGAAGAAAGACTTGGTGGAAAGCACACCAGAACTCTCGCCACAGACGATGAGTACATCGAACTCAGAGATGGAGAGTGTTGCCCCTTCTGCGGTCAAACAAAAGGTGATCTTCGAACCAAACCCAGGGCCGCAGACTAGGTTCTTAGCGGCTACAGAACAAGAGGTACTTTACGGTGGAGCAGCAGGAGGCGGTAAGTCGTATAGTCTGGTTGCAGACCCAGTTAGGTACTTTACGAATGCACATGCACGAATGCTACTTGTTCGGAGGTCTACAGAAGAGCTTAGAGAACTTATTTCTGTAAGTAAGCAGCTTTACCCTCAAGCCATACCTGGCATAAGGTTCATGGAAAGAGACAAGACTTGGGTTGCCCCTAACGGTGCTACACTCTGGATGTCGTACCTTGATCGTGATGATGATGTTATGAGATACCAAGGTCAAGCCTTTAACTGGATTGGGTTTGACGAACTAACACAGTGGCCCACTCCGTATGCTTGGAATTATATGAGGTCACGTCTTCGTGCAACAAAAGCTTCAGGGTTGCCGTTGTATATGAGAGCTACCTCTAACCCAGGTGGGCCAGGTCATCAGTGGGTAAAGAAACACTTTATTGACCCCAGTATACCTGACAAACCCTTTTGGGCTACAGACGAAACTGGAGAGGTCATTAAATGGCCTAAAGGCCATAGTCGAGAGGGTGAGCCTCTATTCAAAAGAAAATTTATTCCAGCCACCCTCTTCGACAACCCTTATCTATCTGAGGATGGAATGTATGAAGCCAACCTTTTATCTCTGCCTGAACATCAGCGAAGACAGTTGCTTGAAGGTGACTGGGACATTAACGAAGGAGCAGCTTTCCCAGAGTTTAGCAGACGCATCCACGTTGTTGATCCATACGACATACCTAGTAATTGGACACGTTTCAGAGCTTGCGATTATGGGTATGGGTCTTATACAGGTGTAGTCTGGTTCGCAGTTGTTCCAGGATCTGAACAGCTAGTAGTATACAGGGAGTTATACGTTTCTAAGATAATAGCTACCGACTTGGCTGACATGATCCTGGACATTGAAGAAAGTGAGAAGATCAGGTATGGAGTTCTTGACTCTTCTCTTTGGCATAATCGTGGTGATACTGGCCCTAGCCTTGCTGAACAGATGATCATGAAAGGTTGCCGTTGGCGTCCTGCAGACAGATCAAAAGGATCTCGTGTAGCGGGTAAAAACGAAATACATAGAAGATTACAAGTAGACGAGTTTACAGAGGAGCCAAGGCTTGTCATATTTTCTAATTGCACTCATCTTATATCTCAGCTTCCCTCTATTCCTCTAGACAAAAGAAACCCTGAGGACGTAGATACAAACGCAGAAGATCACTTGTATGATGCTTTGAGATATGGTGTAATGACAAGACCAAGAAGTAACCTTTTTGATTTTGATCCTTCATCACAAAGAACTGGGTTTCAAGCTTCAGATCCCACATTCGGATATTAAGGAATACCTATGGAAGAAGATGACATTTTTGAATCAGAAGAAATCACTATGGATGAAGCAGGAGCTTCTTTCGTAGAAGATACAAAAGATTCTAACGATTATGATGATCCAACAGTAGGTGATATTGTAGGTTTTGTAGAGCAACGTTATAGTAAAGCTGAAAAAGCTAGATACTCTGACGAGCAAAGATGGATTAAAGCTTACCAGAACTACAGAGGAATCTATGGTCCTGATGTGCAATTCACTTCTACAGAGAAGTCTCGTATATTTGTTAAAGTAACTAAGACTAAAGTTCTTGCTGCTTACGGTCAAATGGTTGATGTTCTTTTTGGTTCTCACAAGTTTCCTATTTCAATCAATCCTACCAAACTTCCTGATGGTGTTGCAGAAGCTGTTCACTTTGAAACCAACCCACAAGTAAAGCAAGCTAACGAGTCTAGCCTTGAACCTGAAGACACTAGGCTTTTACCTGGTGAAACAATCATTGATCTACGTGAACGTCTAGGTGGCTTACGTAATAAACTAGAGCCTGTTATTGATGATTTAAAAGAAGGTGAGGGGACAACACCAACACAACCTACTTTCCATCCTGCTCTAGTAGCAGCAAAGAAAATGGAAAAGAAAATCCATGACCAACTAGAAGAGTCCAACGCCAGTAAGCAATTACGTAACACAGCCTTTGAGACTGCTCTTTTCGGAACAGGTATTATGAAAGGTCCGTTTGCTCTAGACAAAGAGTATCCTAACTGGGATGATGAGGGTAACTACTCTCCTATGTACAAAACAATCCCTCAGACTGCTTCAGTATCTATCTGGAAC